AACCGCGGGACTCCGTACGCGCGGTAACTCCCGCAAAACGTGTCGTAATCGTTGGAGTCTTGGTCCACCCCGCACGAGATTTGGTTGAGCGAGCACTTTATGTCTTGCAACGGTCCACCTTCGGGACCGATCGCCATTTGCGGACTCGTGAGAATGAACGGAGGGGTATCGACGGAAGGGTTTATCACTGTCATTGCTCGGGCTCCTTCTCCCATTCGGGCGCGGCGATTGTGACTCCGACGCGAAGACCGCAACGCGCCGCGAGGTATTGCACTCCACCCACCTCCATCACGCGCGGGCTTCCCGGATTCCCCGCACGGATTCCCCACCCGCGCGAGTCCGCACGAGTGCGCGTCATGAGTTGGGCAAACATTTTCGCGAGGACCGTGAGCGAGTCCCCGGGCTCTACGCGTCCCGCGACCATGATGACGAGAGGGAAAGCGAAGCCCGCGCACGCTTGCACGGTCTCCAACCATGGTTCATCCCAAAGGATCATGAAGCACGGAACGTCAATCGCGTCCACGAGGGACGTATATACGAGGGGCTCCAAATCGTTCGCGGGCGCGAGGATGCCCGCGAGCGCGGCGGGGACTTCCGTGAGGTCCACTACGCGAGCCCGAAACGTTGCTTGAGCGGAGTGAGGCGGATGGCATGGCGGGCGAAGTCATCGCGCGGCGCGCGCAATGTCCCCGTGTCCGTGTATCCGATCGCGCCGAAAGCCGCGTCCGCGGCTTTGTACCACTCCACCGCGCGGGCGAGATTCCCCTCATGCGCGAGCGGATCGGTTGCGGGGATGGGGTCATCCTCTTCCCGATCCGCCCACGCGTCTATCTCTTCCGCGGCCGCGTCCAAGCACGATTGGAGCATGTCCCGCGTGTCATTGGTCACGCGCGTCCGGAGACGTTGTGCGAGGTCTTCAACGGTCGCGTAAGCCATCGCTACTTGCCACCTCCGATTGCTCCACCACTCGTGGAAGTGGAGAGCGGCGGAGGAGTGGGCGCGGTCAAGTGCTGGAATGCTTCGGGCTCCATTGCTTCGGAAGCAAACGCGCCGATCACGCCAACCTCCATTCCGCCGATGGATGGCTCCACCGCGCGCAACTCCACGGGCGCGCCTCCCGTCTCCGCGCATAGGAGCATCGGAGCAACGCCCACGATGACCGTGGGATTTGAGAGGGCGTAGCTCGGGACGAGTTGGAGCCCCGCGATACTGCCCGCTCCGGAAGCGATGGAGATATTTCCGCCGCTCATGAAGACGGGCGCGGCGTTGCTCACCATGCCCCCGAGCTTGAACGCGGTAGCTACGTCCGCCCATACCGTGGTTGCGGGCATGTTCACGCGCGCGTACACCGCGCCCGCGGCCGCGACGATTGCCGCGTACCACCCCGGGAAGTCATCGCTCGCCACGGTTGTCCCGTTGGGAGTGGCCGCGGTTTGGAGCGTGGTTCCCGCCGCTTCCTCGGTTTGCTTCGCGTACGCCTCCGCCGCGAGTTGGAACCAAAGATTTAGCGCGTCCGGGACGCCCCATTGGATTGTCTGCCACGAGAGGTTCCCCGCCCCGAGGTAGGTATCCGCGAGCACGTCAAGCATGTCCACTTTCATCGCTTGCGATGGGGTCTCCGTCTTCTCCGTTGCTTGCTTGGAGACCGTGGGGCGTTGCGTGATCTTGGGGTAAGTGAGCTTCCCGTTAGTGAGCGCGATTTGGCGTGACGATTGCACGATGGGACGCGCGTTCGATATCACGTCAATGATTTGCGCCAAGTGCTGCGGGGGCAAGAGCCCGGGAACGTCCGTCGTGAGGGTATGGACCACCGCGCGCGTGAGACGCTCGCGGGCTACCTCTTGGGGGACTCCGGACCGCGCGGCGATCATGTCAAACCGCGCAATCATCTCGTCCCGTGCGAATTGAGCGAACGTCCGATATACGGGCTCATTCGCGGGAGGGGTGGGCGTGGGAGCGGGCGTCATCGCGCCCGAGCGCACGAGGGACCCACGTACCTCGCGGGCACTCTCGCGGCGCTCTTCAATGTCAAGAAGCTCCCCGATTTGGGGCTCCAACTCTTCCAAGCGCGAGCGATGACGGGAGAGAAGCTCCCGCTCCGCCTCGGAGGGGTCGCGTTCCGCTTCCTCCACTGCGCCCAAAATCTCGTCAATGGTCGCGTTGCAAGCTTCACGCTCGCCCACGAGACGCTCAAGCGTCCGGTTCATTTCCGTCTCCTCGGTCGTAGTGATTCCGACCGAGGGGGCGCGGCGCATTCCGCGGGGGCTCGGTATGTAGGAGCCCGAGGGGGCGCGCCGATCGGCGCGGGGGCTCGGATGCGCTCGGGCGTATCTTGCGCGCTACTCCTCGGGCTTGGCAAGCCTCGCGATGCGGGCGTCTAGCTCGGGGTTTGGCTTCGCTCGGTACTCGGAGAGGTCCACCACGCTCGCGGAGCGCACCATCGCCACCTCTGCGCCCTCGTACGCGGGGTCCCGCGTCAAGCTCACGTCAATGAGGTGGCATCGCGTCCGGATGATGCGTCCTCCCGGACCGCGGCGCGCGGAGATGGGCTCAAAGTCCACGGAGAGCCCCGTGACAATCTTCTCCCGCACGAGTGCGAGCGCATGGTCTCCGAGGTCAGACTCCACCACGCGGAACGCTCCGTGGAGTCCGTCCATCTCGTCACGCATCTCCACCGCGCGCCCCAATTGGTCCGCGACGGTTCCGCCTCCCCGCTTGTCCGGATGCTCATACGTGAGACGGACTCGCCCGGGCTCCGTGGTGATCCGCTTGAACGCGCCCGCCGCGAAAATCTCTTCATACGGAGGGAGGTTCGGTCCGTCGCGCACGAGTGCGGGGACGTTGTACGGAACGCAACGTCCGAGGATGGTCCTCCCGTCCTCCTCCAAATTCGTGACGTACGCGCGCGTGAGGCGGTCTCTCATCCTCCAACTACTCCTAGTGATACGGGCGCGGACGTTGCCGCGCTTGCGGGCTCCCCGAATGTCTCCACGTCCGTCTCTTCGATCGGCGGGAGGTTCAAGACGTTGGCGCGAACCTCGTCCACGGTCACCGCGCCCGCGGTGAGGAGCGCGAGGTACGTGGACGCGAGCGTGGAGAGGTCCGGGCGCAGAATGACCGAGGGGTCAAAGACCACCCAATTCCCCGTGGGGAGCCACGTGGAGAGCGCGGTCTCTATCTGCGCGGCCGCGGGCATTAGCTCGGACCGCCACCATAGGTCAAAGAGTTGCGCGGGGTTTGTGTATTGCAGTCCGCCCGCTTGCTGAAAATTCAAGAGGAACGCGGGCACGCCAAACGCGGTCGCGAGTTGCTTGGCGTCATACTCGCGAAGCTCCAAGAGCATGAGGTCTTTGGGCGAGAATGCGAGCGTGGTGAGGTCCAAGCCTTGGTCCAAGACCGCGGGCGCTCCGCTCCGTCGCGAAACCGCTTCTATCCATTGGTCTTGGAGGGCTTGCGCTTGTCCCTCCTTGAGCTTCCCCGCGTACTTCAACGCCACCGCGGGCACGCCCGAGAGCGCGAGGAAATTGCTCGCGAAGTCCTCGGAGGAGAACGCGGATTGGAGGTTGCCCCAATACGCGGCGAGCGCGGGCGTCCCGTGCAACGCGCCCGGGCGCGGATCGCGCATGACGTGGAGCACGTCCTCGCGGCGGAGGAGATATCCGTTCGATTCGTAGACGCGCGCGCCCGTGTATTCGTCCCACGAGACGTTCATGGTGATGGGGTCAAGCACTACCCACGTTGCGGGGTATCCGTCCGCGTAACGCGAGGTGACGTAGAGGAAGGTCTCGCCGCGCGCGTATCTGCTCCAAACCGCGGCGAAGATGGCTTCCGATAGCCCGTTGTAGATATCGGGGTCCGGATTGGTCAACCACGCGGGGACGGACGTGGGACCGCGGAGGAGCATGGGGAGCGTTGCGATTTGCTGCGCGTTCAATTGCAGACAACGCGCAACGGTCCCGATGCGCTCGCCCATGTACGGAGACCACGAGGGACCGAAGCCTCCCCACGGGAAAGACGCGACCCAAGGAGCGATGGAGTTGGGACCGAGGGGGGCTCCACTCATCGCCCCTTGGACCGTGAGACGTTCGGGCTCCAAGCGCGCGCGTGACTTCCGATTCCAAAACGCCACTACCGCTTCCCACCTCTCCGGAGTCCGGGACTCGTGACCGTTCCGTGAGCGCGGGAAACGGTCTTCACCGCGTGCCCCGCGCGTTGACGTGCGACGGGAGCAACCTTGCGGTAAGAGCCCGCGGTCTTGCGTTGCGATGCGCGCGCGAGCGCGTTCCGATGGAGCCCCACGCGTTGACGTTCACTTATCCCCGCCCGCCTCGCTTGCGCTTTGGTTGGCATCGGATATTTCCGCGCTTGGGGCATCGCGAACGCCGATCGCGGAAGCGCGTTCCGTTGTTTCGCGGTCAGAGCCATTGCTCCCTCCGTTCATGGAAGCGCCCGCTCGGAATCCGATATATGAGCCAAGGACTCCGATCACGCCTCCAAACGCCGCGGTCAGTAGTTGCGTGGCATTGTCGGAGAGCCCGGGACCTTCGGAGAAAATCGCGTCATAGAGGACTCCGACCGTGATGCAAACCACCGCGAGCCCGAGCGCGATGGCAAGCGCAAGCGCCACGATCCACGTATGCGAATCGTCTTTCACTTGCGGAGCCCCCATAGGAAGCGCACGAGTGCGATCCCCGTGAGGACGCCTAGCTCCCAATCCAAAATCGTGGCTTGAACGTGGCTCACTGTCGCGTCCTCATTCCGTAGGACTCTCCCTTTGTGGAGATGAGGTCATAACCCTTGGCGCTTCCGTCTCCGGGCGCGGCGATCGTGAGGAAGCGCCGCGCGGGGTCATTGCGCACGTTCGCGGGAAGCGAGAAATACGATCCGTAAAACGGTCCGCGGATGGTCTTCACGCCTCCGTCATATTGGAGGTCCCAAGTCCCCTCCGCGGTGACGAGACGGTCTACCGTGTCTTTGTCTTTGGGCATGTCATCGTCCTCCGGAGGCTTTGGAGGAGTGGGTCCCGGGGTCGCGCCCGCGGTGCAAGCCGCGACGATTTGAGACCATCGCTCCATGGTCTTGTCCCCGGGGCAAACCGTGGAAGAGCCCGGGGAGTTGCGATGCGCGCGCACGGTCGGAGCGTTGACCACGTACCCGCGCGAGCGCGCGTCCGTGACCGCGTTTCGGATGATGGTGATATCCGAATCCGAGACCGCCCACTCCATGCGATTCCCGCTCAAACAAACGTCAAGGCTTTGTCCGTTGAATTGGTACGTCCCGAAGGATGACCAAACGGTCCGGAGGTGGGTGAAGTACGTGGAACCGATCCAATACGTGTAGCCCCCGGACGCGCCTCGGGCTACGTCCGAAGGACTGCCCGCGCCCTCGTGGTGGATCGTGACAAGCGAGACGGGCGGAGGCACGCGCTACGCGTCCTCGTCCTCGTGGTCCCTCCCACCTTCCTCGGAGGGCTCGGGCGGGGCTTCGCGCTCCTCCTCCGTTACTTCCTCCACGCCCTCTTCCGAGGGCTCCACGGGCTCCGTGGGCACCATGACGGACTCCTCTCGTGCGGGGGCTTCCGCGCGAGTTTTGTCCGTTGACGTTCGGTTGACAAGCTCCGGGCTAGTAGATAGAGGGCGCGAAGTCCGGAGGCGCGAGCGCAAGCTCCGACGCGCGCCACCACGCGAGGCGGACCGCGAGCGCCGCGTCCACCCACGTCCCCGCGTCCGGACGCCCGAGGCGGATGGTCCCGTCCATGGCGTGACGCGCCACCACGCGCCCCATTTGCTCGCCCACCACGTCCGCGTGATCGTGCGCCACGCGGCGCTCCGTGATCGCGCGGAAAAGCTCATCCGCTGCGCTCACGTCATCCGCGGTGCGCCACCTATACACGGGCACGCCCTCGGTCTCCATCTCTTGGAAGAGGCGCGGGCGGATACGAGGCGCGGCGACAACCTCGCGCACGTCCCATTGCTCGCACGCTTGCGCGATGACTGCGCGCAACTCGTCATCCGTCGCGGCTTCTTGCGCCCACCCAAAGAAGAGGGCTCCGTCCAACGTTGCGCCCACAATCGCGGACGTTCGGCGGTACGTTCCCTCCACTCCGAGCACTACCTCCGCGCCCTCGGGCGGAGGCGCGGCGTACGGACACGCGTCCCACGCGCCCGCGGGGAGCCAACCTCCTCCACCTTCCACCCACTGCCCGAGGTGGTACACGCGGAAAGACATTTCATCCATGAGCGCGGCTTGAACCGCGAGCGCGTCGTAATCCAAGAAGCCCGCCGCGAGCGCGGGGTTTGCTCTGCGCCATTCCACGCGATCGAAGAGCCCGCACCCCGCGCGCGCGGACCACTCCAACCACGTGACGAATTCGGGAAGCTCCCCCGAGCGCGCGCGGTCCCTCATGCGGAACATGAGATTTGGCTCAAAGCCCGGAGTCCCGATACCCACGATGCGCGCGTCCGGACGTTTCCCGATGCGCGCCACGAGAGACTCCACGCTCGCATCACTCGCGAATCCGAATTCGTCCACGATCGCAAGTGAGAAATTGAGCCCTTGGACTGCCGAGAGCTTGTCCGGATGGGCGATGATGCGCGAGCCCGTTGGGCGGTACCTCAAGCACGCGTCATCCGCGTGATATGAGCAGAGCGGGACAAGCTCGGGCGCGCTCTCCACCATTCTCATGGCGGTCTCTACGAGGATTCGCGCTTGGTCTTGCTTGGTCGCGATCACGTCCACCTCCGCGTAATCGTCCCCGCGGCAAACGCGCTCCAACGCCATCGCGGCGAGGAGCGTGGTCTTCGCGTTGCCCGTAGGGAGCGAGATGAACGCGGCGCGATTGTCATACGTGGCGCGCATGATTTCCCGTTGGAAGCGAGCGAGTTTCATCTTCTCGCCCGCGCGGTGCCCCGTGGGGAGTCTCACGTATTGCGTGATCCAACGCGTGGCGCGGGAAAGCTCGGAGCGCGTATTCCATCCGTGCCACGAGGGAAGCTCCGCGAGGCGGAGCGGAGCTTGCGGTCCGCGCCGCGAGAGCGCGCCATGCGCAACATTCATAGCGGCGCGAGATTCGTGAACGCGGTAGGGAGGACTCCGGAGTGGGAGGCTTCATAGAGCGAGCCCGCGCCCACCACTACGTCCAACGCCATCCCGAGAATCCCGCCCGCGCGCGTGGTGAACGTGAGACGGGAATCGTCCACGATCACGAGACCGCCATTGCTTGACGTGTAGAGGTCCGTCCCGATCTTCACCCATTGCACGGGGAGCACGTGGTCAAAGATGTTGCTCGCGAATTGGAAGCCTCCAACGCTCACGAGGGTCCCGGGGCGCGCGCTCGCGGGGAAGATGGATTGCGGGAACGGGCGCAGCATTCCCGGATGCGAGGGCGCGTCCGGAGCGATCACGGACGGGACGCTCACGTCCACGCCCACGCGCGGCGAGACGCTTACGTCCACGTTCATGGAGCGCGCGTCACGTCCGGAGTGGTCACGAGATTCCCCGCCGCGAGCGTGGTGGTCCATCCGCTGCGCACCATCTCGCAATCCCACGAGGCGGAGCGCGGCAACGCGGCGGAGATAGCCGCGGTGAGGTGGAGGTCCACCACGTTCCCGTCCACGGAAAGCGCAAGCTCCCCGAGCACGTCCGAGGAGTCCGGGGTGACACGGACTTGGGCGAGCAACGTGGCCGCGCTCAAGTCCGCCTCCGAGCCATCGGGCTCCCAAACCGTGAGCGAGAAAGCGAAGTCATCGCCCCGATACGTCACGAGGTTCACGCTCCGAGGAAGAGCCCGCAACGTCACGGGCGAAGCGAGGTCCGGAACGCGAACGTCAATCGTGGGGAGGCGGACTACTCCCGCGGGGAGCGCAACCACGCCCCGCATTGTCCCCGGAATG